TTGGATGGAGTAGGCCAACGGATTTGATACTCGCGACCAGCGCCGCCACATGGGTAGGCGACACTTCGCGGATGCGCGACCCGCATTCGATGAGATGTAACGGCGCGGTCACCATATCAGTTTCCTTTTGCAAAGGGGGTGCCGAGCAGCTTGAACACGCTGTTCTTTGACGCGCGGACCAGTTCAAGATGGCTGCGCCGATACCAAGCGTTCCATGCCATGGCCGTCACAAGCGAGTATTCCGTAATCGTTTGGACTTGTGCCCTTGAGAGATGCACGTTGAGCGTTCGGCGCGGGTCCTTTGCTGGCGTGGAACCGCTTTCAGCTACGCCAGCCCAGAATGCTGTCGCCTTCTGCGGTTGATACCGCAGTGTGACCAACGCGCACCCGAACACGCCTTGAGCGCGAAGCCGGCGGCGGAGGTCGCGGTCGGCAATCTCAATTATCCTGCCGTATTCCTGGATTTCGCCCTTCCACCCCAGGACCGCCGTGATCTTCCCGTCTGCCGATCTGATCTCCGGGCTTTGATTCACGCCCGTAATGAACTTGAGACCGCTATGAACAAAAACTGCGGCCTTGACCGCCGCCGACGCATGTTCTTTTGAGACGCCAAGCCCATCGGCCAACTGTGCCGATGCCGCCAGCGTTTCGATGCTGCGAGACCGAACGGCGAAGTCATGCCGGAAGTATGCCGCGTTGATTTCATCTTCGCTTCCGACCGCGTTGACGCAAATCTGGAACTCAATCGCGGTGTTCGCCAGGATGACCGCGTGCATACGGTGGTTGCCGTTGACAAGAACAAGCCGCCCGTTCGGGAGCTTGCAGAACGCCAACTGCGACCCCGGCAACCAACTGCCCTGCGCCATGTCGTAGGCAAGGAGCCGCACATGCGGCTGGCTAATCTTGCGGTTGCTGCTATATCGGAACATGTCCAGGATTTGCCGCGCGATCAACGGCGTGATGACAAGCCTGCCATCGTTGCGGATTCCTGCCGGTTCGTCATCTAGCAGAGTGCCAATGACCTTGCCGTCATGGTCCGTATCAAATATGTTGTTGCCTGTCTGAAGCATCGTTAGTCTCCAATGAACACCCGCGCGCCATCGCGGGTGTTTGTTTGCCCGGGACCGCCGGGCGCGGATTGGTTAGGACGGCACCACCCAATGCGTCCCCGGCCCATTCTCCGCATCCAGCCGCAACCGCAAAGCCTCGGCCGTGCTGGGCTTGAGAGGCGCGCTCTGGCCGTCCTTCCACGCGACGCACACCAGCGGCGGGGCGATGGCTTGGCGGCCTTGGAGCGTGATCCGGTAGACGCAACGGCGGGTGGTGGAGACGTTGCGCGCGTGGCCGGCGGCGATGAGGCGGGCCATGAGTTCGCGGGCTGCGTTCGGGCACAGGAACCTCCGCGCATGGGCAACGTCTGCCGGCGTCGCGGTGTCCACCGTGGCCAGATATTCGAGGGTGCGGCGCTGTAGGGGGGTCATGCGGCCACCAGATCGAACAGCGTGGCGGACGTAGCCTCGGCATCGGCCAAATACTTCGACGCCTGCCGGAAATAGCTTTCCTTCAACTCCACGCCCACGAACCGGCGCTTAGTCCGAAGCGACACGACACCTTCCGACCCGATGCCCATAAACGGCGACAGAACGATATCGCCGGGGTTAGACCACATGACCAACGCGCGCTCGATCAGATCGAGTTGCAGCGGGCAGATATGCTTTTCGTCGGCGTTGTCTTTCGCGGCGCGCACGTTGAGCGTGTCCGTCTGGCGGATGTCCATCCACACCGGACTTGCCCACCGCTGCCACTGCTCCACGGGGAACTCGCCCTCGCGATGCTCCACGGGTTCCGCGTTTTCGCCGGGCGCGCGGAACAGCAGCAGATAGTCGGGCATCCCCGCGCGCGACCGCGTGCTGTCCTTCTTGAGTTGCTTGTAGAGCAAGCCCAGCGCCTTCGTGCGGGTCATCTCCACAACCGGATCTTTCCAGATCGTGATGCGAGAATGCAAGACGAAGCCGGCATCCTGATGCGCGCGGATGATATCGCCCGGCAAATCGTAGATACCGATGACGCCATCCTTCCACTTGGTGGTCGGGATTTCGGAACAATGAACGGCCGACAGCCGGCCCGGCTTGAGAACGCGCGCCATTTCCGTGAGCATAAAACGGTAGTGCGTGAAGAACTCGGCGTTATCAGCGGAATTGCCCATGTCGCACTCGCTGTCCGAGTAGCAGAACAGGTTCCCGAACGGCGGGGAGTAGACCGAAAACCCCACGGAATTGTCGGGCAGTTGCCGCATCACGGAAACGCAATCCCCGTTGTATGCTGCGTATTTCTGGCCGTGGGTTTCGTTCAGGCAAAGGATGTCAGACATCGATGATGGCCTCCCGGATTTCAGCGTCCAGTTTTTCGCGCGTCACAATCAGATCGGCATGATCCCCGATAATCCACATGCCATGCCGATTACAGACTTCTACGATCTCATCTAGGAAGTCCGCCGCGCGAAATGGGTCAATCGGCTCAGCCTTTGGCGGCGTCGTGTTGTAGACCAGTGGCGGCGTTTCTTCGCTTGCCGCATCAAATACCCATGAGGGTATGGTCACGCGCTTATCAACCATTTCGGCATCCTTCCGATGTATGTTGGATTGTATTGGACCTTCACCTTGGATGACGCGCCCGCGTTGCGGCGCTGCGCCTCGGCCATGCCCGTCATCATGGCCTTGTGATCTTCGCCTTTGCGGTCGATCACGCGGCCGATCTGGTCTTCGCCTTGGGCAACGGCGAGGTGGACGTTGACGGGCTTGGTCTGGCCGAACCGCCATGAACGCCGGACGGCCTGAAACCACATTTCATAGGAGAACGACCGCCCGACGAACGCCATCCGATCGGAGTGCTGCCAGTTCAGCCCGAACCCGGCGACCGATGGCTTCGTGATGATGTTCCTGATCTGGCCGGCGGCGAACGCTTCAAGCGCATCCTCTTTCTTTTCGATCGTGTGCGACCCGCGCACTTCCACCGCATCGGGGATCACAAGCCTCAAGGCGTCTGCCTCGTAGTCAGTGTCGCACCAGATGATCCACGAATGATCCGGTTCCGCCGCGACCAGCTCCGCCACCATCGCGGACCGCGCCTCGGCCGTCTGCCGCTTCAGGTCGTGCATGTTCGTTGCTGATACGTGGGCATCGAATAGCATCCCCTCGGCCGGCTTTGCCTCGGCCTGCACCTGATGGCGGATGATATTGAGCGGCGGGAGGACGAACCGAGACGCGTCAAACCCCAGGTCAGCCGGCGTTTCCGCCATCCGCGCCCATGACGCCATCCAGTCATAGAAGGATGACCGCGCGTGCCCCTTCAACCGCCACACGCCCGTATCGTTCGTGTCGTTAATGAACCACCGCACGAGCATTTCGGCTTGCGTCATGATACCGAGGAACTCGGCTTGTGAGCCAAGCTCCGCATGGTCATTCGGGGCAGGCGTTGCTGTCGCACACAGGCGGTATGGCACGCCCGCGAACGCCTCGATCAGCGCGCGGCTCGTGCGCCCCGTGTAAGATTTGAGTATCGACGCCTCGTCCATCGACACCGCGCCGAACACGGACGGGTCGATCTTGTCCAGTCTGTCGTAGTTGACGATGTTGATGCCCGGTCCGAGATTCGTCATGTCGCGGATGACGTGGGCATCGTATCCGAATTTTGATGCCTCCCGCTCAAACTGCTTTGCCACGGCCAGCGGCGCGAGAAGAAGCCCCGGCTTGTTCGTCTCACGGATGCACTGATCCAGCCATTCCAACTGGCAGATGCTTTTCCCGAGGCCAGTGGACAGATACAGCGCCGCCCGGCCCTGCCGCAGCGCAAAGTCCACCGATGCTCGCTGGAAGTCCATCATGGCTTCGTTCATTGGGCCGGGTTCAAATCCGACTGCCGATGCGGAGACCGCTTTTCGTCGTAGAAAATCTTCGTATTCATCGTCCATCGTTCATCCTTCCGATCATTGCGCGGGTTAGTCCCGCTTCATCCGCCCCGAAAATCCGCCGACCGAGCGAACCCGGCCGGCGTAGTTGATCGGGGAGAAACGTCCGGCAGACTGACCGACTTCACGGCCCCCGGTCTGCCAGCGGGAAGGATCGACCGACGCGCGTTCCGGAAAACGGAACCGCCCGCGTCGGTCGTAGCCGGGTCCCGAGCCTGCCCAAATGCCAGAACCCCGGACAAAGTGTGCAAAGCATCCCGGCTATTCATGTGCGTTCCGCCTTCGCCGCAGCCCACCACTGGTGCAACGTCGAGATCGGAATGCCGGTTTCCTTGGCGATCGCCGCAAATGTCCAACCCTCAGCCCGCAACCGAAACGCGCGGGCCCGCTGGGAAGCCGTCCGAACGCGCGGCCAGTAGAGGGCGGAAACGGTTATCACCGCGCACCCTCATATCGGTATTCCAGCCGCCCCTCGGCGCGCAGCATGGCCATACGCGTAGCTACGGTGCCGGGCGGCAGACCCATCGCCTCGGCAATGACCTTAACCTTTTGCCCGATCCGCGCGCGGACGCAGATTTCAGCTACGGTGCGTTCCGACAGGTGCCCGTTGGTTTTCGGCCGAGGTGCAGCGCGGCGGGGGATATCCTCTCCCCGTTGCCGCGCCCGATACACGATCATGGCGACCGTCCCGCGAGACAGGCCCGTTTCGGCTGCCATCACGTCGTATGGCGTGCCGGCTTTAGCGAGGGCGATGACGGCGGCGGTCATGGCAGATCCTCGGCCAGCGCGAAGACCGCCTGG